CGGCAAGAAGCTCTTCAAGATCCATTTCATCAACGTTTTTGCCAGCTACGTTACCGTGCTCGCCTGGTTCGTCTGGGAAACGGGTAAGATTGATGTCATCTCCCTCCTTGACTTTCTTCTTGTAGTCTTCTACTCCTTCTTCTTCAGCAGTGTCTGTTTTGTCACCACGTTTAGAAGCAGGAACATCGCCTTTGTTGCCACCGTACTTTTGTCTTTCATCTAATTCTTCTTCTTCAACTTCCATTTCTTCTAATTTCTTAGCGAACATGGCTTGAAGTTGAGGATTAAATGCTTCCTCGAGTGCGGCTTTAGCATTTGCAATAGCAGTTTCTTTAAGTGCTTTTGCGTCAGCGATTGCTTCTTTAAGCAAGTCTCTGTTTGCCATACCTCAAAATTTAGTTTGCGGAATACGATTATTATAAAATCGCAATAATAGTTATACTTTAACTTAGATGCTATATAATAGATAGCATATTATGTGCCCATACATATATAGAGATATTTCAAAAGTAAAAAAAAGGCCCCCTTTCGGGGACCTTGCCTAAGGTAGCAGGCTTCTTAAATATTATATAATAGGGCAGGTTCCGTTTGCACACAAAATTTCGGTTACAATCGAATTTACTCTAACGTATGGGTTAATGATATTATTTTCTTTACCTTCTCTTACTAAATGCATGTATGAGCCTGGGTTAGAGGGGGTTGAAACGAAGTCCCAACAAAGCAATTCAAAGTCGTCTTGTACTTCCATGATGTCTCCTCTTGATTTAAGAGAACCCATTCCACGTGAAGAAACGCCCACTTGAACGTTATTATCAATAAGTGCTTTAAGAATGTTACCAGATGCTGTAGGTAGAATTTCTATTTTACCTACCACGTGATCTCCATCCCACCACATATCTCTAATAATATGGCAAACATTTTTTAAATTGATAATAGAAGAATCTGGGTGGTCAAGTTCACCGGTTGCTCGGTTTTCCTTAACAATATCCATGTATTTATCGATTTCTCTTTCCCATAACTCTTTAGCATAGTATCTACCATTACCATTCTTAACTTCAGCTGTAGCTAAGATACCCTCAACAATAGGATTACCTGCTAAAGACTTAGAGCCTTCAGTTAATTGAACAGGATTAACCTTGAAGAGTTGGGTTTCTACTAGTACTTGTTTCATATTAGATTTCGATATCTTGAGACATTTCATCAATCGCTGTCTCGTCTACTACTTCTTTCTTTTTAGAATTAGTCATTTTTTCGTAAATCTTTTCGTATTTACCTTTAACTTTTTCTAATTCTTTAATTTCTCTTTCAATTTCTTTAATACGAGATGGGTTAATAAACTCAGCAAGGGCTTCATTTTCCTTTACCATGTTTAATTTACCTTCTCTAGCCATGATTTCTTCATCAACAGCATTCATTTTAGCTTCTAAAGCAGCAATATTACCTGCTTCTTCAATTTCTTTAACACGTGTAGCTAAATCTACTTCTTTTTGAAGTTTTTTCTTTTCAGCTTTTTCACCTTTTTCGTATTCGTATCTTTCGTCACCTCCGACATACTTTTCTTCTTGGTCTTCTGCTTCCTTAAATTCGTAATTATAGTTTTCTGAAAGAAGATCTGTTAATTTAATCATGTTTTCTTTTACTGTTGATTTAGGTAAATCGCCATAACCACTGGCTTTGTATTTGCCCTTGGCTTCTTTAGGAGTACCTAAACCAGGATGTTCAGTTGAATAACCTATTCCCTTAATACCAAAAGCTTGGTTAGTTGTGTAGTAAGTAATATCTTTAGCTAAATTTTTAGCTACGATTTCTTTTAACTCATCTACAGTCTTATCAACGTTTTTAGGATCTTTCATTTCGGCGTAGTAGCCTTCTAAAAATTCTTCACCGTAAACGTTATCAATCATTCTTGGGTTTTTATAGTCGTAACCTCTAGTTTCCATGTCAGTTACTTCTTTTGTAGGCTTTTTTTCTTCAGCTTTAGCTTCACCTAAAAAACTATTAAACTTAGCAAATGGATCAACTGTTACTACTTTACCACTAGTGATAGTACCCTCAGATAGGATTTGCTTTTGTTTTAAAATAGTTACAGTTGTCTCGTATGGTGTTACATTGCTAATGTAATTTGGAAATAGTCTACGAGCTGATTTCATAAACATATCCTTATGACCCTTACCTTCTTTTAGTAAATTGTATTGTTCTTGTAGGGTTTTCATTATTTATCGGGGTTTAATAAAGTTTCTATATCGTCTAAACTTTTTTTAATCAAATCAGTTCCATACACTACTGCGTATGAACCTGGGTTTTCGTTGTAATAGGTTATAGTTTCGTCTTTAGCATTGCTAATCATAGGGTAAAGCCTATTTAATTGAGCAGTAACTTCATCAAAAGCTTTAATACGCTCTTGTTGAAAAGCTGCACGTTTTGGATCAGCTTCTTTAAGACTTTGTTTTAGCTTATATCTATATCCCATAACAATAAATATTAAGGTTTTCCCCAGAGGTAATTAGTATCAATAGCTTTAGATTTAGCTGCTAATTTAACTGGGTTAACTTCTTTGTATCCAAAGTTTTTAACATAATAGTTATTTTTTACTCCTTTAGGACCAGCTTTAGGACCAGGACCTAATGTGGCTCCTGGATCAGTTTCGGTAACTGGTTTCATTCCTAGTTTGTAGTAATATTTGTGTTTTGTACCCTTATCTTTTTTATTAGGGTTAAAGGCCGCAGGTACCGCGTAATTGGCTCCAGTACCAGGATTAAAAGTGGCGGTACCACCACTAACAGCTGAGATTTCAAACATACCCTTAATTTTTTGATATTCGGTAGGGTAGTTTTTTCTCATATGAGTTCTAAGAGTATTTCTTAGAAGTCTAAATTGATTATAGATTTCACCAAATTTAGGATCACTGATTATTTCAGGATCTGTAGCAATGGTTCTAAGTGTATCTAAAGCACGGTTAATATCCTTTAAAAGAACTTCAAAATCAGGAACGTACACTACGTCTGATTCAAATTCTTCTTCACCACCTGGGGTAGGTTTAAGAATGAATTTACGTCCTCTAGCTACTTCTTTAATTTTATCAGTTAACTTGTCCATGTGCAGATTTTAATTCTTCTAAAAGTTCGTAATATTGAAGAATGTTTACAATGTTTTCACTTGTAACTTTAGATGTTTTATCTAATTCATGAAGTAAATTTAATACCTCATTCACTTTAATCTGGACAGTTTTATCTGAAATAGTATTATTAAGAGTAACTAATTCGCTTTTTACTTCTTGAATTTTAGAATTATAAAATTCTCTTAATACTGGGGTTGAATCTACTGAGTTAATGTATTCTCTAAGAATTTCTTTTTGGCTAGGGTAAAGATCACTATATTTACCATTAAATTTTTCCATTAAAATTCTATAGGTAAGCATACGAGTATCTTTGTCGTAAGACTGGAATTCTTTTAAAACGTCTGCTTCAACTTTTTCTTCTGTAATTGGAGTTTTACACAAATGCTCTAAAAGAGTAACTTTATTATTTATAATTTGAACCGTATCTACTATCTCATTAAGATTTTCAATTTCGGTTAATGTATATAAAGCTGCGTAAATCTTATAATTAGGAAGTTTTGCAGTAAAGAACTCGTTTAAATCGTAATGTTTTTTAATTTCGTTAATTAAATTATATTTTTGTCTCTTAAGAGATTTACGATTTAATTTTTTAGAAGTTTCTAATAAAGTACTTAATACAACATTAGCTTTACCTTCATTTAATGAAGTATTCTTAACCAAAGTTTCGTAAAGCTTGTATTCTTTACCTAATTCGCTTTTAACAAAATAAGATTGGATAAGTTTAATAGCAGGGGAATTTTTCCCATTGAGAGTATCGGCAGTTACTTGGCGTACCAACAACTCAAAAAGGATACCAGTATTTTTGTACTTTGAATGTTTAATGTTCATTCCCTAGAATTTATTATAAATATATCAGGATTTATTACTCTTTGATTCTTGATTCATCTAATAGTGATTCCTTACGTTTATCCGAAGCAAACACTAATTCTTTTTGTAAAGATTCCATCAAAGAACGTTTAGTATTTGAAGCACTTTTAGCTTCAGCGATACCTGGACCAGGTTGATCGTCCACTTTATTATCTTTTCTTCCTAATCTATCTCTACCAAATGCATTGTCTTGAGTATTGATATTAGAAGCTTTTTCTTGTGGGCGACCTAATGGAACTTTCTCATCGTAATTATCAGGTACTGAATTTTCTTCATATCTACCTCTACCATACAATGATGCTAGATCATGTGGCGTACCATATGAACGTCCTGTTTCAACTGGGTCGTTACCTTCCTCAGCGATTTGGGTAGTTCTAAAGGAACGTTTTTGGTCTTGAATAACTAAATCTCTGTATTCATCGTATTGGTCTTCGCTTAAGTGGAATATGTTATGATAAATCCAATCAGTTGGGAGCAATTTAGATTCTAAGATTTGATTTGCTAATTCTACTTTTTCTTTCATCAAAGCGATACGTTCTTGATCGTAAATGATAGAAGGAGTAGTTAATGAAAGCTCAAAATTTCCTAATGATTCACCATCATATCCTTGAGCATATAGGTGAACTAGAGCAATTTTATAAAGTTCTGAAAGAAGAATACGTTGGATTCTATCAATGGTTCTACCAAAACGAATATCTTCAGCGGCTAATGTTGCTTTACCACTTAAATCTTTATCGTAACCCATAAATGCTTTAGGTACTTTAAGGGCGGCAAATAGTTTATCTCTTAAATAAGCTACGTCTTCAATAGCAGCGTATTCTAAACCTTTAGTAGTATCAATACGAGTAGCAGCATCATTACCTCTTACTGGGATGTAGAAATCCTCAAGGATATTCTGCATATTGTATTTTAAGTTGTATTCACCATTTTGAGGATCCATAAACGGAGTACGTTTCATGGTCGAAATGGTTTTCTGCATAAAGTTTTCTACTTCATTAGGTGGAATAGAACCTACGTTAACGTAAAAAATACGTTTTTCTGGGGCGCGAACAATCCTATGGATAAGCATCGCGTCTTCCATCAACACATATTGCTTGTAAAGACGACGAGCTGGTTCTAGATATGAACGACCATAAGGTAAGAAGTTTAGGTCTGCTAGTAATCTAAAGTGAGCTATCTCGTAATTATCAAATGTAAGTACATTACTATTAGTTTGAGAATTAGGAGTATAGTAGTAACCAGAAGATCCACCACCATAGAAACCATCAGGGCTATAGTTAAAGATTACTTTAGATGGGTTTTCGGGATCAAAATTTTCTTTACGTTCAATGTGATATGCTGTGTAAGGGATAACGTTGTATACACCAAATTTTTCTGAAATTTCTAGTTTAAGGAAGAAATCACCATACTTACACATTTGGCGAGTCCAAGACCAAAGGTTAAACTCAATATTAAGTACGTCGTAAAATAAGTTATAAAGAATTTTTTGAATGTCTTCGTCACTACTTCTGATTTGAAGTACCTCGTTTTGGTCATTTTTAAGAGTACATTCATCAGCTATAATGTCAAGAGCAGATGCTACAATAGCATCAGTATCCATAGCATCATAGTCATTATAAAGATATGTTCTTAGGTACTGATAGTTCATATTGAACTGAGCACCCATAAGAGAAGTAGAAGATGGGTTTTGGTAAATACCCTTAAATCTATTTACTAAAGCGTTTGTTTGGAATTCACCACTTGTTTGAATGTGATCCGTATCAATTACTTGAAGCTGAGTACCTCCTACATTACGAATTACTACGTCTGTAGAGAATAATCTTTTTAATCTGCTAAATAATCTAGTATCAGCCATATCTTTTGTTATTATTATAAATATATTAGAGTAACCATCTAATACTTTCTTTCTGTCCGTTTACCTCTTGCTCATAAGGATTAGGTACAGAAGAATTGCGGTTATATACCCCACTAAATGTGTTGGTAACTTTAGTTATATTACTTAATGCTGCTCTAGATGAGTCTAAAGCATTTTGTCTAAATTTAAATGAAGTATCTCTCATAAACATAGCGGTAGCAAATGACATAGTCAGGTCATCATTATAACCCTGCTGTGCTTCTGCTCTACCATTTTTCCAAATGAATACTTTCATTTCTTCTAACAATCTTTTTGACTGGATAGTAACTCCTCTGTCACTAATATATTCTTGGAGTTTACCTATAACCATAGGACGAAGTCTTGATGACATAGTAAATCCAGGAACCATTTTTGAGGTATCCATATATTTGTCAAAATACGAATCAGTTAGTGAGGAATCACTCTTACTTGAATAGTATAGGTTAGGATATCCACGATCTATAACAGTTTGTATAGTTGCCCAACCAATAGATGCGTTTTCTATAATTAAAAGCGCTTCATTATATTCTGTAGCTATACCTACTAGTAAATGACCATATTCTTTAGTACCAATTTGACCTCTATATTCGGCTACTTGAGTATTAGTTTCAATATCAATTACGTGAAATGCTGAATAGTCTTTACCATCACCCCTAGCTACGTCGGCTACAACCATATAATTTCTAGAGTAATCAGCGGGTTCCCAAACCCATAAATTACCATCAGCACCTCGTTTTTCAAGAGGCTCTTTAATATAGGTTTTTTCGTAAAATTCAAGATATTCTTGATAAAATACAACGTCACCTGAAGATGCGAAGTCACAGTCACATTCTTGGGCTGCTGCTCTAGGGTCACCTAAAAGTTCGTCTTGTTTTTTTCTCCAAGCCTCATCTCGTTCAGGGTGAACATACCAAGGTAATTTAATAGGTAAAAAGTCATTTTCACCATTTTCTGCTCTAACCCATGTTTGGTGGAACCAGTTACCAGTACCGTAAGGAGTAGATAATATAATAGCACCACCACCAGTTGCTAGGGTTTGTTGTGCAGATGCCCATGTTTCAGCAACGTTTTCAATAAAGGCAGCCTCATCAATTAGTAGAAGAGATACTGCTTCTGAACGTGCTGCGTCACTATTTGACGATTTTGCTTTAATCTGAGATCCATTAGCTAACCTTAAACTCAAACGGTTATTTTCTACCGAATCAATCTTTAACCAAGAAGGTAAGTTATCAAACATAAATCGTACTTTCGTAACCATGTTTTTAGCTGTCTCCTGAGTAGTTGCGAGACACAACACGTTTCGGTCTTTATGGAATAACATTAACCATAAAGCATACCCACCACCTAGAGTTGAAATACCTAGCTGACGGGATTTAAGTACAATTGAGTATGGGTTATCTCTCCATAAATGGAGAACTTTCTCTTGGAAAGGATAAAGATGGAATGGGATTCTACCTCGTTGTGGGTGTTGAATAAAACAATACTTTTTCATAAAGTGAGCTGGGTCTTGAGCACACTTTATGTATTCTTGTTGAATTATTTGTCTTAAATTCGGTTCACTCATAATATTATAACTGGATTACTGTGAACATAGCAACTATACCGCTACCAAATCCTATCAGTGCACCATTCCAAAACTTTGCTTTTTTGGCTTGTTTTAAAGCCTTTATTTCACTTTCTTTTAATTTAATAACTTCACCTAAAGTAGTAATTTCTTGATTTTTATTTTGAACAAGATTATTTAAATTTAAAACTTCTTCTTGATAAAGTTTTATTTTAGTCTCAGTAGCAAATAATTTTTCTTGACTATATTGAAGTTCAAGTTTACAGTCGTTGTATTTTGTAATAGCATTTACAACTGTGGAACGAGGTACTGAGATTAGATCAGTTGAAGAGTTCTGTGAAAGTGCTGGAAAGCTCAGCATCAGACATAGCATTAAGCTTAGCAGTGTTCTTTGCATTTTGTGTTTTTAGTTTAGCTAGTTCAGCGTCTTTTTTAGCTATTTGTT